GCCCCGGTTTCACTTGGTGGCAAGGTGTATTCCAAGCGAGCCAGCTCACGGGTTGCATCAGCCTGCGGCAACAGGCCTTGCCGCTGCGCGTCCTCGATAGCCACCCGGCGACGGTCAGGGTCGAAGCCGAGAGAAACCTCCCACTTGACCGGCGCTCCCTGATTGCGCGCCTCAGCACAGTGACGGTCGTAGGCGGACAGGAAGGCCATGCGGGCGCCAACCTTGTCGCCAAGCTCCAGAATCGGCGTGGCGGCTGTCAGGGCTTTCTGAATCTCGGCAGTCATCACGACGGTTTCGCGCTCGTCGCTGGCCTGCAGAGCGATGGACCACGCCTCGTCTCGGCCGGGACGCCCGTCAGCGGCGTTGATGCGCTGCATGATGGCGGCCAGTGTCAGCTTGCCGGTTATCTCACGGCGGCACGCTCGCAAAGCCTCAAGAAGCACAGGCACGCTATGTTCGGCCAAGTCTTCCGCCATCAACTCGGCGGCGGATGCGCTAAGCGATTGGCCGAGGGTTTCAGCGGTGGCACACAACGCTGTGGCCAGATCTGCAAGTTCGTCACAGGAAAGCATTACGTTTCCCCTTCTCTCGAATGTTCTGGGCCGCTTGCTTGGCCGCGTTGGCGTTGGCCTGCGTCTGCTCCAGTTGACGGGCCGTAGTGGCGTTCATCTGGGTATTGGTTGCCCACTGGGTGTGGTATGACTCAGCACCGGCCAGCAGCAGGTTCACGCTGTGGCAGGCGTTGATCAGCTTGGAATCGTTGATGGTCAGGTAGTACGCGGCGACGTGGTGGGCGATGTTTGCGCCGAGGCGCTCAACCAACTGGGCGAACTGCCCTCCGGTTTTTCTGTTCCACACCGGCCAGATGCCGTAGCGCTTGCGGTAGGCCACTGCGTAATTCGCCCAGGCCTTGAACGTTTTGCAGGTCTGGTCTTTCGGCCCCGGCATGTCTTGCGGTATCGCGACCTTCGGCTTGTCGTTCAGGTTGTCCACTGCCAGCACCAGTTCGCGGCCTTGTGACGGCTCTGCCGGCACCGGGTCGCAATACTGATTGGTTACCTGATTACTGGTTACCTGATTACTGGTTACCTGATTACTGGTTACCTGATTTGTCGGAGATTTTTCCGACCCTGTATCGGATTTTTTTCCGACCTTGGCTCGGATTTTTTTCCGACCTAGATCGGATTTTTTTCCGTGCTCGGAAATTTCTCCGAGGTCGGATTTTTTTCCGACCTTGTACTTGCTTGTGCCGTCCAGCTTCTTGTTCCACTCCTGCCCCTTCTTAGTCAGGCGAACAAGCGTGATGCTGGAGGTGCTGGACAGCTCTATAACGCCAGTTGCAGCAAGCTGCTTGAGCAGTCGATACACGGTGTCCGGCTTGCCTGTAAGCAACGGCAGCTCTTCGATTACCTTGGCCTTGCTCAGGGTGAAAAAGTCGCCATCATCCGTTGTTGTCTTGTTCGCCCATGACGGGCATTCGTAGACAAAAGCGAACAGCAACGCCTGCTGTGCGTTCAACCCCCACTCAAGGGCTTTTGCCTGGTTGATGGTGACGGTGAACTGCATGGTCAGCCCGCCTTCACGGCTTCAACCAGAACATCAATGCTCTGCTTGGCCTCACCGGCTTCGCGCAGGATCTTCTGTCGCTCGATCTGCGATACCCGTCCGTCATCCAGCGCATCGGTCACTGCTCGGGTCACGTCAGCCACCTCGGCGCTCATGTGCAGCAGGGCACCGGTCAGCTCCTGCGCCGCCGGCTTTTCCTTCGCCATCAGCTCATACCCGAACGCATCAGCCAGGGCGGCAAGCGGGCGCATATCGCCGCTCAGCGCCAGAATCTGCAGGAACTGTTCAAGGTTCAGCCTGTGGGTATCGTCGTTCGGATTGACGCGGTTCAGCAGGCTGGTGTGGCTGGTGCCCATTCGGTGGGCCAGCTCCTTCGGGCCTGCGTCCAATACCGTTTCGTGAACCGCTCTCAGCACTTCGTCCATGTTCGGGAAACCTCTGTTGGTTTGTCGTAGCGGCATGGAAAAGCCCCTGCCACCATGTGATCGTGGTCAGGCGGCTGATTCTGCCGGGTACAAGTCAGGGCGAAGCTCGTGACGGGAAACGCCGGTCACTTCCTCGATCTTCAACACGCGCTCGGCAGGGATTCGACCGGTAGCGCACATCTTCTGGACAGCCTGCGGAGTGCAATCCAGAAGCCGCGCCAGAGCTGACTGACTGCCAGCAGCTTTTGCTGCTTTGGTGGCTGCGTTTTCGTTCATATGAACCTCGGTTTTTTTCTACAACCCAAGGTTACAACTATGCCGCATACAGTTACAAGCTATTCTTGCAATGATATATACAACCGGTGGTTGTACATTGAGGGCATGAAAACATTTGCAGCTAGGCTCGAAGCGCTACGCGAAGCGCAGGGCATTAACCAATCCGAACTGGGGCGCCTGGTGGGCGTTTCACCGCAAGCCGTCCAGAAATGGGAGAGCGGCGCAAACGGGCCGCGCGGTCAGAGATTGGAGAAGCTGGCCAAAACCCTTAATACGACCGTCGGTTATTTGGTATCAGGTGAAGGTGATGGCGCCCCCAACATCGAGCCAGGGCCAGAACAGAAAGGATTTGTCCCACTTATATCGTGGGTGCAGGCAGGGAGCTGGTGCGAAGTGGAAGATATTTACGCCGTTGGGGATGCCGAAGACTGGCTGCCTTGCCCGACGAGCCATGGCCCGCGGACATACGTTCTAAGGGTTCGCGGCGAATCGATGAACAACCCTCACGCCAGAAAGACCTTTCGGGATGGCGACCTGATCTACTGCGACCCGGACCGCCAGGCCGAGAACGGGTCTATGGTTGTCGTCAAGCTGGACGACGAGCAGCAGGCTACATTCAAGCAATTGATCATCGAAGGCGATCAGAAATTCTTGAAGCCATTGAACCCGAACTGGCCTGAGCCGATCATCAAGATCAACGGCAATGCGACCATCTGCGGCGTCGTGATCGGGAAGTATGAGGCGCTCTGAGGTGGGCAAAAATATCTATTCCTACCTTGGCATGGCAAGCCTTGCCGGAATTGCTATAAGTCTATTGTGGTTCTTGCTCACTGGTACCGCGACTCCGTTTTTTGCTCCATCTGTTTCTTTGTTCAGCCTGTTGGGCTTCATTGCGGCGATCTCGTCCGACCATTCAGCCGGTCGGAAACTGTCAGAGGCCGTCCCCATTCTAGCTTTCGGCGCCTTTTTCCTTTGGCTTAGCCTTAAAGGCGCCTCCTAAGGCCTACCACAAGAACCAATGAGACCCGCTCCGGCGGGTTTTTTATTGCCTGCGCCCCAAGCTACAACCCTGCCTTGAAAAATAATTACAACTTTTGCTTGCATACCTGTAACTCTAGGTTGTAATGTTTATCCCAAGCCAGCACCAACGGCCAGGGCCAGACCCGCGATCTTTAACAACGAGGTAGTCATGGGCAACTTCAAGACTCGCATGTCTTGTCAGGAAGTGGCCGAGAGACTGGCAGCCGTCGAAGACACGAAGGTTGTCGAGTTCATCGGGTATTCCGACAGGGCAAGCGGGAACAATGTGTACGGTTACTTCCGCTGTTTTTGTGGAAGGAAGTTTGAATCTCAGGTCTGGAATGTCCTTAAGGCTGGATCGAAAAGCTGCGGCTGCAGCAAGAAAAAGACCGGCCCCAAAAAGAAGGCGCAGAGGATAGTTCACTATCCCCTGTACCTGACCTGGAAGGGAATCAAGCAGAGGTGCGGCAATCCAGCCTCCAAGAGCTTTCACCGCTACGGAGGCAGAGGCATCACCCTGTGCGACAGGTGGGAGAACAGCTTCCTGGCTTTTGTGGAAGACATGGGGCCAAAACCCACGCAAGAGCACACAGTGGACCGGATAGATAATGACGGTAACTACGAGCCAAGCAACTGCCGCTGGGCAACCAGAAAGGAGCAGGCTCAAAACCGATCACGCTCATGACTGCTTCAACGGGGGATAAACCGAGACGATCAGCGTCTCCTGCTCCCGGCCTGCGCGGCAGAACGTAAAAGCGCAGAAACAGACCGCAGTGCCTCTACCGGCGACCGGCGATCCGACAGGCTCGAAAGCCTGCCCATGCTGGGAAAAACCTAGCAGCGGACGAAGTTGGAACGACTGAACCGAGCGAATGACCCGGCAAGCACTGCGCCCCGCCCACCCCGGCGGTTTGGTAGGGGAAAGATTTCCTCGATGGCCTTGGCAGCAGGGCCATCCGGGAACAAGAGAGGAAACCCCTGATGAAGAAAGCAGATTTCACGCTGGTATTGCGCCAAGTGGACGGCGCCAGAGTTAAGCGGCTCTTATCTGAAAATCCTGACTGGTCTGCGTCAGCGCAGTTTGACGCAATAGCTGAGAGGGATCGGATGGAGAGCTTTATTCGTGAGATTAGTCGCGGCCAGCACCACAACCCAGAACAGGCAGCCGAACACCTGATGCGTGAAATGCATATCGCTTAGATTGCTGATTCCTCATGCCGGTTCGCAGAGCCGGCATCGGGAAGCAAGACAGGAGCAGCACATGAAGATCATTCGACTCATCAGCGAAGGCGTGGCGACAGCCTCGGTAGTCACGCTCGCAGTCCTCGGCGGCGCATTCCTTTGGGCTGCGTTCACCGGGCACCTGATTCTCTGCACACCCTGACAGGAGGTTGCATGAACACTGACATTGACTGGGACTTCTTCCCGGAAATCCCGCCCGGCCCTGCACTGATCCACGGCGCAGCGCACTTCACCCGGCTGGAATGGGTTGAAGAGGTGTACACGGTATGCCGAGGCGGTCGCCCTCTTCCGGCGATCACCCATCGCTACCGGGTAACAGGTCACGGCGTCCGGTGCGGCTGCAATGCCAAGCACCACGTCTGCACCAAGCATTGAGAACGACAACCCCAGCCGGCGGAGGGGCATATATCACCGGCAGCCAGGGCGCGGAGTCCTAACGCTTGAACATCCGCCCGCGTGACCTGGTACCGCTCCCTCTGGCGGTATATCCAGAGGGCATCGAGAAGGGATCGTGAACCGCAGTTGATC